AAAAACACAAAAGATTTTATGAAAGCAATAGAAGAAGTTCGTCAGGAATATCCTGAAGATTCTATTGAAAGAAAAATACCCACAGGATTTATAGCCACAGTAGCTGCTGCAGAAACTGGTAATTTTGAATTTAAAGGTGCACCAACTGCACAAAAAGGTAATAATTATTTTGGTATGAAACCAATAGGTGATCAAGATTTTGTCACTACTACAGGTGGTACAAACATAGCTAGTTTTCCTGATAGTAAAGCAAGTATTAGATCATTTTTATCTTTAATATCAACAGATGATAGATATAAAGATGTTAGGGAGTCTACTGAGAATATAGATAATATGTTTAAAGGTATGAGTCCATACGCAGAAAGAACAGATTATCCTAGTTTTTTAGCAAATGTATACAATGATAGAATTAAACCAATAGTAGAAACAGAAAATATGTTGATTCCTAGAAGAAAACCTATAGCGAATCAAATGAATAACCTACAATAAAAAAGGGGAGCCATAAAGACTCCCCACAGGCAACACAAGACATCTAGAGTACTTACTCTAGGTGTCTTTTTTTTTGGTCTGATTGATACAATGATCTATCACCCCATCTTTTTGTCCAGAGATAACTATTAAATCTTGAAGTACATCTCTCAACAAAATCCATAATTCTATTATGCCAAAACATTTTTCTAAACCTTTTGTATAAGTTGTTTGATATCATCTTGTAATTTTCTTCCAACAGCATTAGCATGATTGATTACAGCAGCACATAAATTACCATGATATGGATAACCTTTTAATGCTTCCCTAACTTTACCAACAGGTTTACCACCATAATCAATTACAATAGCATTATCTTTATTTAACCCTATTTTTAATTCAAATAATATACCAGTATATTTATCTAAATTATTTTTTTCCATTATCTTTCTCCCCACCTTTAGGGTCAAAAGGTGTAAGTGTTGATATAGTATTCATAATTGTAACAACTTCACCATAAGGTCTAGTCATTAAATATCTCATAATATCTTTTAACTTTTCAGAATCTATAAGATATTGTTTTGGTTGTATTTGTTTATCCATCTACCCTCCTATTAAAATGGTATGTCATCCTCATCAGGATAATATTTATCTATTGCTTTTATTTTATCACATGCACATGTTATTGCTTCTAATTGTTTATCTATTTCTTCAGCAAACTGTGGATGTTCTCCTATACCTACAGGTTTATCTAGGTATATTTGTATTGTAGCTTTTGCTACATCTACTTCTGCTTCATACTTTTTTTTCAAAGCATCCAGCATATCTCTTTTAAACATTATTCTGCTCCTTTAAATTGGTAGTATTTATTTTCTACTAATTCCTCATCATCAAAATAAGGATTAGTTTTTGCTGCTAAAGATTCTCTAGCATCTCGTATAGTTTGATTTAACGTCCTACCTTGACGCAAACAACCACATACAAAATCTTCTACTTCTAGTATTGCCTGTTTAACTTGACCCATTTGTTTTTACCTCCATTATTAATCTTCCTAGATACCAATTAGTTTTTTCTAAATCTTGTAAAGGTTCACCTTTAAATTTATACCTAGAAACATATTTCAAAACATTACCCTTCAAGTACCCATGATACTCATCATCTGTCATACAATCTTGTATAACTTCTATAGTTTCTTTTTTACCATGCTTGTAGTGAGAAGGTGAATGCACATTGTCATGCTTTCTTTCATTCTCATAAGACATATCATGACTATGGTCTTTCTCATACCTATATGTTCTCTTAGCATCTATCGGTACTTCAAATACATAATCTTTCCAAGACTTATCTTCTTCCATATTCTCTCCTAATAGTTTTAATATCAATTGTTTCTATATTATAATTACCATCTTTTACTTCTCTTTTAACTACTAGGCCACTCCACCACATGTGTTGTGTATCTCTAGCAAAATGTTCTGGATGACTTAAATAACATCCAGCAGATAGTCCATGTAACTTTTTACCATTTGGTAATGTAGATACAGCATAATCTAACAAATGACTATGTCCTACTGTAGCAGAAACTTTGTGTTTTGTCAAGAGAGTTCTACCAATATTTTCACCAGATATAGCTGATCCCATAATACCAGATGGGAAATGATGTGCATAGTGTACACCATCTACAACTTTCATTTGTTTATAAGGTATCTCTTGCCAACCATACTGCCTAAATTTAAGATCACTAATTTTTAGTGTACCATCTAGCTCTGGATTATCATCTACAAATCTATCTATTCTATCCTCATGATTACCATGTAGCATAATCTTTCTAGCTTTATGTTTACCCATACCTTTATTAAATAAAGATAATGCATGGTGTGAATGTTCCATATCTTTTTGATATCTTCTACCTTCAAATGATTTCTTTGCTCTATCATAAGAAGATAAAGAATCCATACTACAAAAATCACCCATACATATTACATGAGAAACTTTATAATCTGCTGCTACTCTACCTGCCCACAGAAATCTATCATTGCTTGCTTTAGGTGTACAATGAGGGTCACCTATAACTAAGTGCGTTGCCATTAGTTTAACTCCTTATCTCGTTTCATTTTTAAGTATTCAAGAAAATCAATAACATTAGACTCATCATCAAATTCTGCTACAGAACTTATGCTTAAATCTTTACTGCTTTTCTTTTTGTCTTCAGCAAATCCACGAAGACCCCATAGAAACGTTGAATGGGGGTCGCTTGTTGCCATTTTTATCATGCCTCTAGCTATTGTAGAACATAATTCATATTGCTCTGTAGTCATTTTAGATTTAGTATCCATTATAATACCACAGTGAAAACCTTTTTGCCAAGGACTTACTATTACCTTAACAGAATTTATATAATTTACTTTACTTTTTTTCATTAATACCAATACCTATCATAATTTTCTTTGTTATATTCAACAACTTTATATTCATAATTTCTTTTCATACTTTTTTTAGCAAAATCTTGTGCTTCTTTTTCTATACTAAATATAGTATTTGTAAACATTCTATAGTCCTTATCTTTTTTATTTTTAAATAACACAAAATATAACATCATATAGAGCAGGTGAAGAATAGACCCCTCAAACTATTCCCCACCAATCTCTACGGTATCATCTTTCTTTGGATTTGTTACTGAAGTGTACCAAACCCATTTAGGATTTTTACCTTTTGATTGCTGTTGTGGTAACAACTGCAACTTATCTCTTCCCCAACAAGGAAGTTTATATGGGCAGTATGAACACACAAAGCCCAAAACTCTATTACCAGTAGGTTTACTTCTAAAAGTTTCTGCTATATCATCATAGCATCTTTTAAATGGTTTGTTATTTTTTATAAGGAGAAGAAGAGAAATCCCTGTGACGCATATCCAAAGGAATCATCCTTGATAACTTCCATAAAACCTCCTGCTTCACCAAACTTTTTTTCAAAGGAATAAGGTGATGCACTTTTAATATCCCATATTTTTTCATCGATCTCAACATCTTGCCTACCCTCAATTGAGTCTCCATTAAACTTGTATGTAACTTTTTTCTGCTCATTTTTAATATTTACTCCTGCTGATTTCATAACAAATATAGCTAGTGCCTCTATTAAATCTCCAAAAGTATTTCTCATTTTATTGTTGTAAGGTTGTCCCTCACCTTTAATACCTTTAGCTTCCATTTGTAATTGGCACAATGGCCTACCTACATTTGACATTCTTAATTCAAATTTAGTATTTCTTTCTTCTTGAAATTGTTTTAGCAAGGCGTTTTTACACGCCTCACCAAAATCCTCAACAAGTTTTTTATCTAACTTTGCTGGTTGTTTAGATATAGAATCTAAATATTTCTGTACCTTTAAAAGTATAGTATTCATTATGAAGCTAATATCTTTTCTGGCTCATCCTCTACATCTTCGACAATCTCTGCATCTATTTTATCAGAACCACTTACTTGTTTTGTTTTTGCACTATTGTACGCACTAACAACTTCAGCATTTTCTAAATCTATAGATTCTTGAAAGACTTTTAATGTTTCCATATCATCTTCAGATAATTGTAAATTAGCATCTGCATTTACTCCTATTTCTGGTACATAAAAAACATTTCCACCTTTCTTTTGTCTTTTAGTATCAAGAGAAAAAGTACAATTAAACATTAATTTTTTTCTTTTCTTCAATTGATCTAAGGCAGATGTTACTGGTGAAAAAGCTGTACCTGTTACTCTATACAATACAGGTAGATTTTCTATAGCATGCGGTGCACCTTGTGCAGTTTTACCATCTTTAAAAGATAATAAACCATAAACTAATTTATAACATCTAATAGTTCTTTGATGTTCTAATTGTTCTGGAGTAAGAGTTGACCTTTCTTTAAAAGGTATCTTACCACATTTAGTGCCACCTAACATATCTATAGCTTCTTCCTTCCAACTTTTAAATATGATAGATCTATTTACATACTCACCCTTGTCAGCATCATAGTGCATATATTGCATAGCACTTACAAATGGTCTAAATGTGATTGGTTTACCAAAAACATTTTGTCCTACATTAGGATCGTAAGTAAAGTAATGACCTACTGGTAATTGATTACCATCATCATCCTCTGGTGTACGATTAATTGCTAATCTAGGTATATTTGTACCTGAATTAGAACCATCGTCTTGTCCTATGATTTGCATTATCTGCTCATTGGACATTTGTTTTATGTTTGTTAAGTTATTGTCAGACATTTGTCCTCCTTAATTGTTGATTTGCTTATACCACATTTTTGAATAAAAGTCAAGTATTATTTTAAAATAATTCCTCAATAAAATACCCTATTAATATCCATATCATTAATACCCCAAATATAGCTTCTAACATATTTTTGTTTCTCCATCTATTGGTTTAACATCTAATCCATCAGCGTTTGCAAAGTATGACCACTCTGAAAAAAATTCATGGTTATTATCTATATATAGTGTTGTTGGTTCTATTATGCATTGATCTTTTAGTTC